GATATTCGTTTCATTGGTATACCATAATATTTTGTATTGGGAATCATATCCCATTCATTATAGCTCGTTCCTTCCTCAATAGCCTTTCGTAAAGCTGGAGAAATTTCATTAGATTTTTTATAACTTTGCATTCCTTCCTCAATAGTCTTTTCTAGATTTTTAGGAATCATACCACTTAGGTCTGCAGCTTGAGCACTTCCACCAAATTCATTTTTAATAGCGTCCCAAGTATTTTCGAGTCTTCGTCCTAAAGGTCTTAATGAACCTTTCGTTCTATGATAAACAGAGTCTAAAGGATTCTGATGATCAATAGCTCTTAAAAGCCCTTTAAAAGTATCTCCAACAGAATTATAATCTTTGGTTTGCCAATCATCCACGGCTTGTTTTAAATCATAAGGTAAACTTAAAATACCTGAGGCTATAGGAGCGCCTAATTCAGCCGCCCCTGCTAAAAAATTTCCAGCATAAGGAATTCCACTTAAATTTTTAGATACATTAGTAACATAATCATTCATAATTTCATTATGATACATATTGGGACTGGTTGCCCAGTCCTTTCGAGTTAAATATTTTTGTTCATGAGCCTTAGGGTAAATATAAGGATCTAAGTTAATCGGTTTAGTATATCCTGGAATCCATGTTCCTGTAAAACCACCTTCTTGTTTCTTCACCCGACTACCATATTTATCAGTCCATTCACGAGCAATTGCTGGCTCGTTGGCCCATAAATATTTACGTTGTTTTTCTGATTGAAAAGGCATTATCTTCTTCCGCTCGCTTGTACATCAAGTCTGAAGGTTCCAATCTTCCAGTCTTGATCCGTTCCTGTATTCTCTACTTTTAAAGAGACTGCTCGAGCTCTAGCTCGCGTATCTACTTTAGTCGTCGTTGAATCAATAGTAAAGGGACCTAATGAAGAACTCGCCTGTGATGAATTAGGATAGTCTCTTAAGTTTAAAGTGACCTGGGTATTTCCTGTTTGCGATAGGAAATCAGGAATGAAGCGTCTAATGCTCATAATGTATTCTCCATCTCCTCTAAAGGTAATACCTTTATTTTCATCTTGAGTAATATCAAAATCTCCAGATTCAATGTTAGCTGCAATGGCTGTTGTTGCTCCACCTGCAATTTGATTGTTTCCTGTTTCGTGTTCGTAGTAAATAGTCGTGCCATCAGTATTTCCAACAACATCAAAAGAAGTATCTACCCCTGCATCATAATGAGTACCATGGGGTTTACCAAAAACTGCTGAATCTTCCCAGGCGGTTCTGTTTAAACTGCCTGTGGTCCAGATGCCTCGTTGAGAGGAAGAATCAATATAGTTATAAGAAACCATGCGATTAACGACATTGGATCCATTAGTACAATAAAACCACATTACTTCTCCAAATAGATTATTTAAACCTGCATTAATCAATTGGTTAGAAGTGGTATTTAAATCATCATAAACATAGTCTTCAACCAAACAGTCCATTGATTCCAACTGCCCCGTGTATCTAAAGAAACCATTTTCTGACATCCAGTAAGCGGTACCATCCACTTCGGTCGCTGCTTGTTTTCCAATCAATCCACAGTTCGTTCCGGATTGTTCGAAGGCGAAAGTAAAAGGAGCCCCGACAAAACGCATAATAAATAAAGAAGTATCGGTCCAAATGTACGTGGCATTACGACCTCGGATCGCTCCCATAATTTTAGAACCTCCGGCTAATCTTTGTGTACCGGCCGTATTGACTGCAGTCGGTGTATAATCAGTTAAAGATTCTTGAGAAGAGAATCGAATAAATAAAGGATCTTGCGTCGTAGTGTCACCAATGGTTGTTTCAGTTCCGAAGAACACTAAGTGACGATCGGGAGTTGAAACTAACATATCTCTAGAAGCGGTTGGTGCTCCTGAAATAATCGTAGCTCGGTTAGAAGTCGCATCGGCGGCATCTGAATCCCATTCAAAACAAGCACTGTCGGTAATTAAAGCGATCAGTTTAGATCCATAATTATCCAAGGTCCATGTTCCGGGATCAAAGACTTTATCTCCTGAAGCCGCTTCACCCCATCCAACATAGTCTGTCGTATTGGTTACGGTTGCTCCATCCGAATGAGCCGCTCGAGTTGTATTTCGAACCGCTCTGGTAATACCAGTTAAATCATTTCCGGTAATTCCGGTATAAGAAATTTCTTCTGTGCCCACTTGAATATAAGATGTTCCGGAAGAAGGAAACGCAGAAGCATCCGTTAAAGTAATAGAAGTTCCTGATCCTCCCGTTCCATAGGCATCATCTCCTAAAGCTCCGTTTAAAGTCGTTGTGACTTCTCCTGAAACGGTACCACTCCATTGACCAATTCCCCAACCATAAGCTCCTAATTGTTGAGCAGGTCCTACAGGATAATAATGTTGAACGCGAATTCCTCCAGACGTTGTAGCTCCAGCTCCTGTTTCAACCGAAGGCATTGTAATCGTAATTTCAGTTGCACTCTCGACGCTAGTGACCATAAATTTTTTATCATCAAAATCAGCTGCGACATAATTAGAACCTGTGATCGTTGTAAAATTATCTAGATAGACAATATCTCCAGCCGTAAAGCCATGAGAACTACCAAAGGTTATAGTAACAACTGCTGTAGCAGGACCGGGGCTTGTTCCAGCAGTTGTAAAAGCGTTGGTTAAGGTTGTAGTGCTTTTAATAGGGTGAATATCATAAAAGATACCCCCGGTATAAGCATATAAAATTCGATTGGTGCCAATAGCAGCGAATTTAATTTGTGAATTATTAATAAAATGATGGAGAGCTCTGGCTGCTCCTGTGAGTTTGCTTTCTCCTAATTGAGACCATCCCCCTATTTTTTCAGGGGTTTCATATCTAAAACGCACATAGTCACCACCGGTCCATTGCCCTTCGGCTGTGGTTGGTGTAACTTGTTTGTTAAATCCTGGTAGAAAGCCTATCTTTTGTAGCATAGAAAAATCCGTTTAAGATATGAATATACTACATCTTAGCAGGAATCAACACTTAACACCATCCATTTTTATAGTCAATTGCCATTACTTCTCTAGCTTTAGCTTTTTGGGCTTCAGTAATGGTCCGTGGTTCGTGTTCCCTGAGCCTTGTTTTTTGGATCTTTCCCCCTCCTAATTGTTCCAAGAATGGTAGCAACTTAGTATCAATATCTCTCATATTCCATACATGGGTATAGATCCGTGGATCAGGGCCCAACATGTCGGTGTTCGTTCGACAATGAATTCTGATGTAATTGTTTTTTAAGTGATGTTCATAGGTCTCTAGAAAATGATCCAAATTATTAAGGTTAGGATACATCTCCTGACAATAATAAAAACCCGCAATGATCTTGTCGATAGGATCACGGTACACGGCGATCCGAATCTCACATGCTTTTAGTTCTTTGTGATAGGCTTCAAATCCTTTCTCACGTCCGATGTAGGAATCGTCACCACAAAAATCTTGCACATTAGTACCACTATAAGTCGTAGGTTTCTCGTTCCACAATAACTGGCCGAGATAATTAATGATAGTAGTGGATCCTGCTTTATTGTTCCTGACATACCCCAGACGTTTGCCGCCCAAGGTGACACGGACTAAAGCCATTATTTAGGAACGCCTAGAAGAGGGCGCCCATCTAATAAATTTGTTTTAGCAAACGGACCATTGGCATGGTTATAATGCAGAAAGACCTGAGAACAAACGTTGCCTTCAAAAGGTTCACGCCAATGCTCCAGTTCACATCCAGAATAAATTAACATATCTCCTATTTTTAAATCTACACGCACTCCTTTTGGGGCTCCAGGTTTATGAATGTTTTTATATTCATCAAGGACAAAGTCTTGCCCTGATGGATCAAGAAAGATAGGCCATTCATCTCCTCCTAGATGTAAGGTTGTAGAAACTTCACAACTGGGTCGGTCTTTGTGTCGTCTTAAAATATTTCCTTTTTCGTAAAGTCGTGTATAGGTATAAGTTGGAATGAGTTCTAATCCTGTTTTTGCTTTCATTATAGGAATCATATACATGAGTAAAGTTTCCATCACCCAGTCTCCGTATTTAGAATAGGCTCCAGGGACTTGTCTATCATCTCGTTTTCCAATAAAAGGGTTATAAGGGTTTAGTTTATTATTTTTCATCATAAAATCCACTGCATCTCGCTGCAGCATCATATAATTAAAGATAAAATTGGCGAGCTCTTTAGAAAGAGCTCCACGTATTACTTGATATTTTTTGGTTTTAAAACTCATCCTACTTTTCCCTCTTCATTAACTTGAATAAAATTAAAAGAAACCGATACCCGCCAACCTTTTTCTCCTTTTTCTTTAGAAGCATTCATCTCAACCCCATGAGTTAACCATGCTGGAAACATAATCATCTGTCCTTCAAT